AAATCAAACTTCTTTTAAATTTCTGTGATGATGTTTTATCAGGAGATAAGAGATTTGAAATTCGAGAAAATGACCGAGGTTATCAAAAAGGCGACAGGGTTGTTTTTCAGCCTTATGAGCCAAGCGACCCCTTTGTAAAGCACCCTATAACCGACAAAGTATATGAAATAACCTATATTCTTAATGGTTGGGGTCTTAAAGACGGATATGTGGTTTTTGGAATCAAGGAGGTAAAAAATGACTGAATTTGAGTTTAAAATAGATAGGGCTACGTTTTATAAAGCTCCAATACAGATTGTTCAAGAACAAATGTCGTCTATTGAAAGCCAATTAGCAAATGAAACGCTTAAAGTGATTCATAAGTATGGAATTTATGTTGATAAAGACGAGCTAATCAAAGCATTAAAATACGATAGACAGCAGTATGATAAGGGCTTTGAGGACGGTGTGAATAAATGCAAACAGGAGTTACTTGAAATATTAAGAGAAAATGATTGCTATATTTCTACTGCTGTTATCAACAAATTACTAACGATAGGGAGTTGAAAAAATGAATAGAGAATTAGCAAGATATTTTGTGAAATTGATTGCTGAAGATTTGCAGTTTTCATTTAACGGAATGGGATTGCCGAATAATGCTTGCGAATGGTTGGAAAATCAGCTAATGCAAGAAAATTTTGATAAAGTCGAAGAATTTATAAAGAAAAGATATGATGAATACGAGCTGTATGAAAGAAAAACAAGCGAAGATGTTTCGTATCTCGTGGTAAAAGTCGGTATGTTTGTTAAGGCCGTTATCGTTTTAGATTATTCAAATCTTGCTTTACAAACAGTTACATATTTTAAGACGGTAGCAAAAGCACTTGAAAAAAGCTATCAAGAACAAGTGATTAATTCAGTAAACCAAGGCAAAGTATTAAAACATAAGAAAGACGAAAAGGAGTAAACAATGAAAATATTTATAAGTCAACCTATGAAGGGCTATTCAAATTTTGAAATTGAAATCATAAGAGGAAAGATTAAAGAAGCACTTAAAGAAAAGTACGGAAATGATATTGAAATTATCGACAGTTTTATAAAAGGTGCTCCGGCAAATGCTAAACCGTTATGGTATTTAGGCGAATCTATTAAAAAGCTAAGCAAAGCCGATATTGCAGTTTTTGCATATAAAGGACCTACCGTGGGCAATTATCCTGCTTTGGTAAGAGGTTGCGGCATTGAGGAAAAGTGTGCAAGAGAATATAACACCTTATGTCTTTATGTCGCATTTTATAAAAACAGTTTTCAATCGACTGTAGATATTGAACTCAACGGATTATCAACCAAAAGACCTGATTTCGTGGAGTGATTAAATGGACTACATAACAGCATGGGACAAACTTAGTGAGTTCCCGGAAAAGCAGAAAAGCCAAATGCTTCATACTTTCAACAACCCTTATGGGTTCAGACTAAATATAAATCATCCTATGGTTACGAAAAAGTGGGAAGCTTTTAAAAAGAAAAACAATATCGGCAAATATGATATGACTGATGAGCTTAGGGAAAAGTTTGAAAATCAGTTTATGGAAAGCAAATATTATCAAAAGCTTGTGGCAGCGGAAAAGCAGAAATACGGCACAGCTTATGATTATATTTATGAGCCGCTTGTGGGTTAGGCGGTGAGAAAATGAGCAAAGATTTCAAAGCTTGCACCAAATGTTTTTTAATTTTGGCAGGCGCAATAATTATTCTTATGGAAATTTATGTAACAAAAGCGATATAGGAGACAGGTTATGTGTTTAGGATTGGCAAACGGATATATTGAAGAAAAAGGCAACGAGATTAGGGACGGCGACAAATTTAAGCTCGTAACAAAAAGCGGCGCTTATTTATATCAAGCAAAGCCGACACCGAACGGAATTGTTCTTGTTCCGCTTTCAAAAGCCGCACCCATAGGTGCAGTGCACGAAAGCGAAATGAGAAAATACGATTTCAGAAGACTCTAATCACCATATCTATATACATATTATATATAGCAAAAATTTAAGCCGGTGCAAGTCCGGCTTACGAGCTTGTATTGTATCTTAACTACTGAACGAAAATAAAGAAAGGAGCATAAAGGTGAATAAGGAAAAGCAGATTAAAAGCGGAAGATTGTTAGAGGTGAGTTATTTCCCTTGCACGGACAGCGGCAGACCTCTTGCTGAAAGAGCACCAAAAAGTAAAATCACATCAGAGCAGCAGGCGCTTTATAATGCAAAGCAATCCACCAAAAAGCTTATCAGGCTTATTAATGCTAATTTTGATACAGGAGATATCTATTTGCATTGCACGTATTCACCTGAAAATGCTCCGCAAAGTTCAGACAAAGCATACCGTGACGCTTATAATTATATCCGCCGTGTGAGATATTACCGCAGAAAGCATAAACTCCTCGAACTTAGGGCTGTAGTGATTATGGAAGAAAAAACATACAAGACAGGCAAGTATGCAGGGCTTGTTAATATTCATTTTCACATATTTATGAATAATGGCGGCTTCGGCAGGGACAGAGCCGAGGATATGTGGAAATTCGGTTGGGTAAATGCAAACAGGTACAATCCTGACGTGTTCGGCCCTGAAACCGCCGCTAAGTATGTGTCAAAAGACCCTAAGGGTAGAAAGCGTTGGTTTTCTACTCAAAATCTTAAAAAGCCGATTGAAAGAACAAAAAAGCGAATGGTGACTAACAGATATGTCAACCGCCTTGCAAAATACAAGGATGATAGGGCGTTTTGGGAAAACAAATACCCCGGTTATATATACGAGCGTGTTGAAGTATGCGAAAATGAGTATAACAGCCATACTTATGTTACCGCTATATTGTTTAAAAAGCGGAATTAAAAGGAGTTGAGCTATGTCGAATTTATATCGTGATGTCAAAGCGTGTTGTCCGTTTTATCAAACGCAGAAAAAGGAAAAAGGCGGTGCAATGTATATCAAATGCGAAAAAATAATAAGCAAAGGGTGCATTGTGCTTAGATTTCCAAGCGTACAGAGAGGCGACAAATGGCTTAACACCTATTGTAACAGCATTTCCGGTTGCAAAAACTGCGAAATGTATCAACTTATAAATCAAAAATACGAAAAATGAGGTAATTTTATGAAAACTGCTATTATTATTTTATTAGCGGCTGTTTTTGTTGCGCTTTTAGGCGTGGCTGTAGCTGCTACTTCTTTACTTATTGAACAAAAGAAACAAGAGGCATATCAAAACGGCTTTAACAAAGCTACAGAAATGGACGCTAAAATGGCGAAAAATCAAGCAAGCAAAGCGCTTGCCCAAATGCTTCAATCCTACAGCGTTAAAGATATTATCGTGACAAAGGATAATAAGACTGTGGTTAAGTGGAATGACGGCAAAACAACTTGGGTTAAGCTCAAAGAGGGAGACGTCAACAATCCTTTTAAGGCATTTTGCTACTGCCTTTTAAAGCAAATGTACGGTGACGCCTGGAAAGAAATGTTCAAACGCCACGGTGTTGAAGATACGCAGGCGGAAAATACATACGAAGTCCACGAGGAAAAAGAATAAGCAAACGTATAAGCTCTTGCCGAGAGGCAGGGGCTTTATTTTTTTGCTTTATGGGTGTGACATTGAAGCGTTTTGAAATGATAAGGTAAATAAGAGGTGAGAACGTGAGCAAAGTCGATTGGAAAGAGCTTGAAAATGAATATGTATGCGGTGAAATGTCTTACAGAGCACTTGCAAACAAGCACAAAATAGCGCCGTCGAGGGTATCGGCGGTAGGAAAAAAGCAAAATTGGGTAAAAAAACGTGATAAATATAGGTCAAACGTGGCGCAGGCCACTTTACAAAACGCACGCACGACTGATATTAAGAATAAATCGCAAAAGCTTAATAATTTAATTGAGGCGGCGGACAAGCTTGCAGTTAAATTAAATGAAGCGTTAGACGACCCGGAGCAGCTATACCGGCAAATACTCAGAACATCAAGTGGAGCTGAATCGGTAAGAATTACTAAAAAGCTTGACACAAGAGCGTTAAAGGATTTTGCAAGCACCATTTCCACCATGAATGACACTATAAAACAGCTTAATGATTTGACAGAGGACGAGGATAAAAAGAACGTTGAAATTAAGATAATAGAGGGTAAAAAAGAATGGGCGCAGTAACGCTTAACCTTGATTTTTCAAAGGTGAATCCAAAGCAAAAGCTCGCTTTAGAAGATAAGCATAAATATATCGGGTACGGCGGCGCACGTGGCGGTGGAAAGAGTTGGTTTGTAAGAGTTAAAGCTATTCTGCTTGCCGTATTTTATGCAGGAATAAAGGTGTTAATCGTTCGACAAACTTATCCGGAACTTATGAATAACCACATTCGTGAAATGAGAAATATTTTGTATAAGATTGCAAAATATGTTGATAAGGAAAAGATATTTTATTTTCCAAACGGCAGCACGATTCAGTTTATGTACTGCCGCAATGACGCTGACCTCGACCGCTTTCAAGGTACGGAATTTGATGTTATTTTCATTGACGAAGCAACGCATTTAACAGAATACCAAATTAAAACTATAGGACTTTGTATGCGTGGTGCAAATGAATTTCCCAAAAGAATATACTTCACTACTAACCCCGGCGGAGCGTCACATCACTATTTTAAGCGAATCTTTATCGATAAAAATTATATGCCTGACGAAAACCCGGAAGATTATTCGTTTATTCAAGCACTTGTGACGGATAATATTGCGCTTATGGCAAAACAGCCTGAGTATTTTCAACAGCTTGAAAATCTACCTGAAAAGCAAAAGAGAATGTTTCTATATGGCTTATGGGACGTGGCTGAGGGTATGTTTTTTGAGGATTTTAGGGTAGGCACAAAAGAGCAGCAGGCTACAGGGCTATACACTCATGTGATAGAGCCGTTTGAAATTCCACCGAATTGGACCATATATCGCTCTTTCGACTGGGGCTATCATAAACCGTTTTCGGTTGGTTGGTGGGCTGTTGATTATGACGGTACGCTATACCGAATAATGGAACTATACGGCTGTGTGAAGAATGAAGCAAACGAGGGCTTGCAGTGGGACCCACAACAAGTTTTTCAAAGAGTAAAGGAAATTGAAACAACGCATAGGTGGCTGAAAGGTAAAAACATAATCGGCATTGCTGACCCGGCAATATGGCAAAAAACAACAGGTATCAGTATTTATGACGTGGCGGCAAGAAACGGTGTTTATTTCCAAAAGGGCGACAATAATCGAATTGCCGGTTGGCAGCAGGTGCATTACAGATTTACCTTTGCTGCTAACGGCAAGCCAAGAATGTATATATTCAATACTTGTAAAAATACAATCCGTACCTTGCCGACGCTTCAATATGACGAACACAAGGTTGAGGACCTTGACTCAGACGGCGAGGACCATATCGCAGATGAAATCAGATATATGTGTAACAAGCTGCCGATTAAGCCGATAAAGAGTAAGCCGATTAAGGAGCTTGCTGACGACCCACTTAATCAGCGTGGCGAATACAGAAGTAGTATGAACAACTACGGAATTAAGATTTATTAAGGAGCAGAAAAATGAGTAAGTACAAAAATCCTATGGACGAAAAAAACAATAAGGTTTTGAAAGAAACTGAGCAGCAGGCGGACAAGCCTATGAATAAGGCTGACAGCTTTAATCAGGCAAATGGGCTTGAAGTGCACGAAAGCGGCAAGTCCGGCGGCAAGCGATTAAAGGTAATCGGTGTTGAAGAAATAATCAAAGCACGTGAAACACTGCAGAAATACAAGCAACAAAAGCAATCGCTTGAAAGCAGAGTTGTAAACAACGAAGAGTGGTGGAAGATACATAATTGGGAGCAGATAAAGAAAAAGGACGCAGCAAAGGCAGATAGGGAAAATCCTAACGGTATTGAAACGCCCTCTTCATCAGCGTGGCTGTTCAACTCAATTACTAATAAGATTGCCGACTTCTCAGATAATTATCCCGAAGCAAATATAAGGGCAAGGACAGGCGGCGACGTTCCTGAAGCGGAAAGACTTAAGAATGTTATTCCTATGATTTTGAAGCGAAATAAATTTTACAAAACGTACATTGCAGATATATCCGAAAAAAGCAAGAGCGGTACCGGCATAACATACGTAGGTTGGAATCCGAAAAAGGACGGCATAGGCGACGTTGAAATTCAAAATATAAATATTCTTTCAATCTTTTGGCAGGGCGGTATAACGAATATTCAGAAAAGCCGAAATGTATTTACTGTTGAGCTTGTTGATACAGACCTACTGAAAAAGCAATATCCGAGTGAGGCTGAAAATATAACAAGCGACGGTGAAGTTGATTTAAAGCAGTATTTGTATGAGGACTATATCGATACGACCGATAAGAGCCTTGTTATTGATTGGTGGTATAAAAAAGACGGCAAGCTTCACTACTGCAAATTCGTTAATAATATTGTGCTGTTTGCAACCGAAAATGAGCCTGACGAATATCCGAACGGCTATTATGACGACGGTAATTATCCGTTTGTTTTTGATGTTATGTTTCCTATGCAGGGCACTATTGCAGGCTTCGGCTTTATTGACGTAGGCAAGCAACCGCAAGAATACATTGACAAAATGGACGCAGGAATACTCCAAAATGTATTGATGAACTCAACGCCACGCTATTTTGAGCGGCAAGACAGCGAGATAAACGAGGAAGAGTTTCTCGATTGGACGCAACCTTTTGTTAAAACAAATACAAACCTCGGTCAAGATGATTTAAGGGAAATTAATGTTAGAGGACTTGACAGCGCAGTATTTACTCAACGAGACAGCAAGATTAACGAGATTAAAGAAACAACAGCTAACCGTGATGTATCAACAGGCGGTACAGCAAGTGGCGTTACTGCCGCAAGCGCTATTTCTGCACTTATCGAAACAGGTTCAAAGGTAAGCAGAATGGCAATTAAGGGAACGTATGACGCTTTTGAAAATATAATCTACCTCATAATTGAACGTATGAGACAGTTTTATGATTTGCCTCGGTATGTAAGGATAACAGGTGACGACGGCACCGACGATTTTGATACATACGATAACAGCAATTTGAAATTGCAGGAAAGGCAGACACTTCAAGGCGATACGGCGCAATATCTGCCTGAGTTTGATATTGAGGTGGCGGCGCAAAAGGCTTCACCGTACAGCAAGGCAGCACAAAATGAACTTGCACTGCAGCTTTATAGTGCTGGATTTTTCAATCCGCAAAACACTGATCAATCACTTGCTTGCCTTAATATTATGGATTTCGACCACAAGAGCGACGTTATAAATCAAATTAAGAAAAATGGCACGTTGCTTGACGCATTACAGCAGGCACAAATGCAATTACAACAATTGCAGCAGGAAAACGAAAAGCTTAAGGTTATGTGCGATTTGAACATTGACAACAGCAACCTTACAGGAATGAAAGGGAAGCAGCAGGGCAGCAGTCCTGATGTAGCGCAGGCTTCAACAAGCGGAAGCGCAAATATGGAAAGCACAAAGCCAGAGGGAATGCAAAGCGTAAGCACCGGCGACAAAGGCTCACTTGCCGAGCAGGCGGCGCAAAAGGCTAATGAATCGGCACAGCCGAGATAGGAGAGTAAAGAATAATGGTTGAGATTACATACAGAGAGATAAGAAACGGCTTTGAATTAAAGGCTGAGGGACATTGCAGATATGCCGAAAAAGGTAAGGACATAGCTTGCGCCGGTGTTTCTACACTTATTGTTGCACTTGCAAAAACGCTTGAAAAAAACGAAAATAAGTTAAAAATACCGGCACTAATTATTGTTGAGGACGGATATGCGCTTATATGTGCTTATCCAAAAAAGCGATATTATAAAGAAATTGCAAGCGCTTTTGAAACGGTAAAGCAGGGTGTTAGTTGGCTTTCGGAAGAGTTTGAAAAAAATGTAAAAAAGTTATTTTGAGGGTGTGACATTGAAATAACACCCTTAGGTATAATGAGGATAAAGAGCCGTGGGCTTAACCCACAGATTACAGATTCGCTGACTTAATCAGCAGGGAGCATTATTATGCAGAAATATCATATTCAGTTATTTGCCGACGGTGCGGCTACTGCAGGAGCTGACGGAGTAGGTACAACAGCTGAGGGTACGGTTGATACCAATGTTGACGGTGCGACAGGCACACAAGACGCTAAGGAAGAAAGCTTTGACGATTTAATCAAGGGCAGATACAAGCAAGATTATCAAGCTAAATTTGATAAGGCGCTTAACAAGCGTATGAGCAAAGCAAATGCGCAAATTCAAGAGGGTATAGATTTCAGAAACAAGCTTACCCCGGCACTTGAAAAATTCGCCGCTAAATACGGAATTAAAGATTCGACGGATATTGATTCGATTGTATCAGCTATTGACAACGACAATTCGATTTATGAAGAAATTGCAACCGAGAGAGGCGTTACGGTTGAGCAGGCTAAGGAGCTTATGCAGGCTGAGAGAATCATCAGGCGAGATGAAATCAGACAGCAGCAGGACGCTCAAAGAGCAGCTTTTCAAAATCAGTATAACGCTTGGTTGCAAGAAGCCGAAGAATTAAAAGAGTATTATCCGAATTTCAATTTCGAGTTGGAAAGTAAAAACGATAAATTCCGTGAATGGCTTAATCGTGGTATGAGTGTTAAGGACGCCTATGAACAAATCCATTTGCCGGAAATTCTTAGTGGTGCTATGGGTTACGCATACAATCAAAGCCGACAGGATATCGCCGACACAATGAGGGCTAATGCTAACCGTCCGATTGAAAACGGAACATCACAGCAGCAGGCCTCTAATTACAGCGGAATGTCTTTTGACAAATTAAATCAAAATCAAATCAAAGAATTATTAAATGCTGCGAGTATGGGTGAAAAAATTGACGAAAATAATTTTATGAAATATTTGTCAAAATAATATGTAATTCGCTCTTACTTTCAGCAGAAAGGGAGCATTATGAATATTATTAAATCATTAAAAAGCGCAAGTATCAGCGCAAAGAAATACAGCGCACAGCTTTTTGCTGACGCTGTACTTAACACAACCGGCGACAGCGATTTGTCACCGGGTATGAAAATCTTTTATGACACCGCATTGCTTCGAAATGTGGGTAGTCAAACATATTTTGCACAGTTTGGCAAGCAACAACCTTTGCCGAAACACAGCGGTAAAAAGGTTGAGTGGCGTAAATGGAATACATTTACCGTTTCAACTGTTCCGCTCCAGGAAGGTATTACACCTACAGGCGATAAGCTCGGACAGACAAGTATTGAAGCGGAAATTCATCAGTATGGACGTTATGCTACTGTGGCAGATGTGCTTGCCCTTACGCACCTTGATGATGTAATCGGCGGTGCTACAGAGCTATTTGGCGACCTTGCGTCGGAGACAATGGATATTGTTACACGAAACTCTGTTATGACTGAGGCTGTTAAGAATGTACTTTTCCCACGTAAGAGCGACGGCACGGCAGTTGCTTCACGTGATAAGCTCGATAATACTTGTCAGCTCACACCGAGAGTCATAAATAAGGCTGTTGCAATTCTTAAGAAGAATAAAGCACCTAAAATTAATGACTCATATATCGGTATTATTCATCCGTCTGTTTCTTTTGACTTAAGAGACAGCAAAGGTTGGGAAGAGGCACACAAGTATTCTGCAACAAAAGAAATCTTTAACGGCGAAATCGGTGAGCTTCACGGTGTGCGTTTTGTTGAAAGCCCCAATGCTAAGGTTTATGCCGATAATTGCCCGGTAGGCTACAGCGTATATTCAACTCTTATTTTCGGTAAGGACGCTTGGGGCGTTGTTAAGCCTGACGGTGCAAGCCTTAAGATGATTGTTAAGCAGGTCGGCTCAAGCGGCGCAAGCGACCCACTCGAACAGAGAGGCTCGGTAGGCTTTAAGTTTTCTACTGCTTCTGCTGTGCTATATCCTACACGACTTCTCAGCATTGAAACTGTATCAGCAGAGTTTGCAAATGATGATGAAGCTAACTAATAAAGGAGCGTGAATATTATGGCAAAAAGTAAGGCAGCCGCAGCAAATGCGGCGATTGAAGAAACCGCAGTTGTTGAAAAAACAACAGCAAAAACATATACACAGGAAGAGCTTGACGCTATTCTTGCCGAAAAGCTTAAAAAACAGAATGAGACCATAGAGGCCTTGCAGGAAAAGCCTGAATTTATTCAGGATAACCCTGAGGGCGAGGAAATGGAAATTATTAAAATTCCTATGTATCTCGGACCTAATGACGACCCAAGAGGCGAATATGTTGCAGTAAACGGCGTGGCAATGTTCGTCCCACGTGGCAAGGTTTGCAAAATCAAGAAGAAATATGCCGACAGACTTAAAATGAGCCTTAATCTCAGAGAGGTTGAGCATTCATATATAAGAGCAAATGAGGGAACTAAAGAGGTAACGCTTTAACTCTTTGTTGTAATTTTAAAGGGCAGGGAGAAATCCTTGCCCTTTGCTATTTGAGGTGAAAGAAATATGAAAACTACAATTGGCGAGGTATTAAGCTATTTTGACGCTCAAGTGCCTAATCAGTATTCAGACGAGGAAAAGATAAGGTGGCTAAACGAGATAGAGGCACAGATTTATAACGATATTATAAAAACACATAAGGACGCTGACAAAATTGCATTTAACGGCTACACAGCCGATACAGATATAAATACACAAATGATAGTGCCGCTCGAATACAGCGAGTTATATAGATTTTGGCTTGAAAAGAGTGTTCACTATGCTAACGGCGAAATTGACAGAATGAATAACGCTATGACAATGTTTCAAAGCTATTATGACAATTTCTATGCTGCATATAACCGAGCGCACAGACCTATAGGTGTGCACGGCTACAGATTATAAGGTGGTGAAAATATGAAATTACCGCAGTCGCTTAATGCGTATAACGTCACGAAAGAAAATATTGAAGAATTTAAGGGCTTGGACCATAACGAGCGAGCACAAAACGGTGCTTGGTATGATATGGAAAATATGACGCTTGATGATTACCCGGTTGCAAGCGTAAGAAATAAGCGTGGTATTGTGACGAGTGATTATGAAAACACGATATCAAATAATGATTTAACTATTCAAACACGCAGAGGTGCTTTTGACGCCGCTATTGTTAATGGCAAGGTTTCCCTGTTACAAAACTGTGCAATGCAGAAGGGCGGTACAGTTACTGCTGAAGGGCAAATTTTAAAGGATACACAAAACGCAGTATATTCGTTTGTCAAAAATGATATTGAGGGTACGATTACATATCAAAACAATTTGCTTAAGGAGTTTCAGGATAAGTGGTGTTTCTATGGCAGAGGTGAGCCGATATGCAATATAAACGGACGTTGGTTTGAATACCGAACGAAAGACAGCATTTCCTCAAATGATATTTGCCTCGGTGCAATCATTACCACTACTGACGACGGAGCACCGTGGACGTTTCCTATGCTCGTAGCTAAAAAGGAAAGTGCAATAAAAATATATTATAACGACGCCTTTTTCGGTGAACAGATTAATTGGAACGAAACGTTTAAGGATTGCACGTACATAAAAGAATATACAGATAAACACGGCGAAAAGTGGTATGTAAGTCAAAACGCCGCCGCTTTTAATTTAGGCGATAACGTAGATAATATAAAGGCTTTATGTTGCGGCAAGGCTCAGTATTTAGGTATATTCAAAGATTGGGAGAGCGCCGCACAGACTATTATTGACATATACAATGATGAAGCAAGCGTAGAAACGCAGCATTATTTTTATGTGACCGGGCTTAAAAAGGTAGTTGATAATCCGATACACGCTTTTACGGATGATGATTATAAATACTTGAATATGAAAAACAGAGTAAGCAAATCTAAGCTTTATATGCAATTTGACGACTATCAAGACTATTATCTTTCCGAAGACCAAATCGCTAATTTTTCTGAAATGTTATTAAACAAATGGGAAAAAGCAACCGGCATGCTCTATTGCGACAATATAACGAAACTTTATCCTTATGTTGAAGAGGCAGTCAATGAATATTACGAAGCATATCAAGGAGACTTCGCAAAGAAAAAAGGCTCTCAGGTTTTTTACTATTCTGATAAAAATGGTGCTATCCATAATGCCGATGAAAGAAAATTCGGCTGTTACGTTTTAAATAAACAGTATGTGGAGAGTAAATATGACATTGAAATAGTATTTGCAATAATTTTTTATAAAGAAGGCGATTTGTGGAAACATAAAATGCCTGAAAATGTCGCCATTCCGAATTATAAACTTATTGCTAATACAACACCGTTGCAATATGGCTATGTGGTTGATATATCAGGCATTGAAAAGGACGCAAACGGATATGATGTGCCGAAAAGGGGCGGGCAATTTAACTATAACCTTATTTGCGAATTTTCATCAAACATAAAAAGCGTGCTCAGTGAGGATAAGAGTTGGGTTGATATAGAGGGTGAGTTATTTTCAAAAAAAGAAAACATTGAAATTATAAAAAATAAAAATGTTTATAATTTCAACACTTCTGTAATTAATTTGGATTGGGCGTGTAAGCAACAAAACGCACCGTCTGTTACCAATGTTAAAATGAGCGGTTCCTTGATAGCGGATAATCAGAACGTTAAGAATATTGAAACGCTTAAGAGCGCAAATTACGGCGAGAAAAAAGCATTAATTAAGTGCGGTAAGAAGATACTTGTGGTCCCGGACGGAGTGATTATAGATACCGACAGCGGCAAGGTAAGCAAGATTGCATACAAGGATACGTTTTCTGTCAATAAAGAAAATAAAATATCCTCTGTTATATGTACATGCGACGGTGACGAAAACACTTTTAATGCAAATATTTACAGCATTAATTCAAATTCCAATTATCGAATAGTAAGCGGAACGCTTCAAAAGAAAGTCAAGCTTAATGACAACAGTACATTATGGACCGATATATCAAGTTATGTAAGCTTTTATTATAACGAGGCGGAACGCTTCGATAAATTCAGTAAGGGCGATAATGTTGAGTTCAGTATTAAGTTTAGCGCCGATTGTCAACTTGACTTAACTAAATTCAAAAAAGGCCTTTTTGAATATGACAGTGCAACAAGGAAATTGAAAACTAATAACTACAGAATAAACAAGGTGGGTAATAATTTCATTGATTTTTCTGCACCGCTTATTAATTACGAAAAGAATGAAAACGAATGGCTGACAGGATTTACTAATAACGATACGAAATTTGATATAACTATTGAAAAAAAATTTCCTGATGTTATGCCGTTTGGCTGTTTATGCGGTAACAGAGTATGGCTGTGCCAAAAAGACGGCCACGAGATATATGCCTCAGCTCTCGGAGATTATACAAATTATTATGACTTTTCAGGACTTAACAGTGACAGTTGGGCGGCTAATGTCGGAAGCGACGGAAGATTTACAGGAATAGTTAATTATCTTGGCAATGTGCTCGTATTTAAAGAGGACACGCTCTATATAGTTTACGGCTCAATTCCGAGTGAGTTTTCCTACACTGAGGTTAATAACTTTAAAGGTGTTGAAGAGGGCAGCGAGAGAAGCTTTGCGATTATTGATAATGTTTTATATTACAAGAGCGTTTACGGCATTATTGCTTATGACGGAAGTACAACCGTTATTTCCTCGGCACTCGGCAGGGATAAATACAAGAACGCTGTGGCAGGCGCTTGGGGCAACAAATATTACGTGTCAATGCAAAACGTCAAAACAAATGAATATGAGCTTTTCTGTTACGACACTAAAAAGGGTATGTGGACTAAGGAAACAGAAGAAAAAATATCACGCTTTATTAACGACGGCAACACGCTTTATTACGTTACAGAAAAACAGGTGAAGATTGTTGACGCCGATAATGATTATGATGTGCTTGAAGATAAAATCAATTGGAGCGTTGAGACAGGTGTTTACGGATATTCATATCCAAATCAAAAATATGTTTCACGTTTTCAATTGAGAATGTATTTGGCACAGGGTGCAAAGGCAAGATTTTATATTCAATATAACAGCTCAGGCAAATGGGAAAGCTGCGGAAAAGAAATAATAGGACGTGGAATTAATTCTTTTGTATTTCCTATCAGACCACGCAGGTGCGACCACATGAAATTCAAAATTGAGGGCGAGGGTGAATGTAAAATTTACTCTCTTACAAAATGTTTAGAGGTAGGTGGCGAATTATGAAATTGCCGATTATAAGTAAAATGAGCGCAACAGGCAATTTGCCATACGTTGTGAATTATATTGAGCAGCTTGTTAATAAACTGCAGAGGTATATAGACAGCAACAGAGGTAATGCAAACGAGGCAAAATATGTAGTTGATATAGTTGCAACAACGCATTTAATTACAGTTAAATACAGCGACCAAACGACAAAGGAATATGAAATATAGGACGGTGAGGATATATGTCAAAGAAAACACCAAAATATAAGGCTAAAACGATTGATACGTCAGGATATAACAACGAGCTGACTGCGGCACAAAATGCGCTTACGGCGATAGGCGATTTTAATTATAACGACGCCGCTGGATATAAAGAAAGGTCCGAAAACGCTTTTAATGATTGGAATGACCTTTACAGCGGACAGGGAAAAGCAAACTTTGACGCTTCACAGCAAAAGCTTCAAACCACGGTTGATGATTTGTTCGACCAAATAATGAATTACGGCGATTTTAGTTACGACCAGGAAAAAGACCAACTTTTCCAAATATATAAGCAACAGTATTTATCGGCAGGTGCCGGCGCAATGAAAAATCAGCTTGCAGCAGCTTCTGCAAATACAGGCGGATATAACAACAGTTATGCTCAGCAATCAGCGCAGCAGGCATACAACAATACAATGAGTGGACTGAGCGATAAGGCAATTGAACTTAGAGCAAATGCTCTTACTAATTGGCAAAACGAATACAACCAAATACAAGACAGATATAATCTTGTAAACAACCAAAAGGCGGCAGAAGAAAGCAGTTATTATAACAAACTTAATGCGGCAAATAATGCATATAACGTATTTAATACCGCATATAAAGATGATTACAACAATCAATACGGCTTGTGGAGCGATAACAGGAATGCAGCGCAGACAAGAGTTAATAACGCACAGAGCCAGGTTAATTGGGCTAATGATTACAATGCTAATGAAATTAATAAAACAAATACGCTTAATCAGCAAGCAACCCAGGCAGACCAACAGCTTTCCGAAACAAGACGTCATAATAATAAAATGGAAACAATTGCTAAGAAAAAATCAAGAGGAAAGTAGGTGCAATTATGGCTATATCAAACAACACAAGAAGCAAATACGAGCAATATAATACTCCTTATGCCGAAACAGAGGAGCAAAAGCGACAGAGAGAGGCTGCTCAACAGTTGGCGTATTCTCAGCCGAATAATGCACCGAATAATTACGCACAGCAAATGCAAGAAATGTATAACAAAGTTGCAAGCAAAGGTGCTTTTTCCTATGACAAAGCAAATGACAAAGCATATCAGCAGTGGGCGGAACTATATCGGCAGCTCGGCGGTTTATCCACGGCGGCGACACAGCAAGCGGCGGAGAATTTAACGGCAGGATATGGCTCAACATACGCACCGCAGGTTGCCGCTCAAACGGATAATGCGTATCAGGCAAATGTTGACGCTGCTTTGCCTGCGTTTTATCAGCAATCCCAGGAAGAATGGTACGCACAAAAACAAAACGATTTGGCAGCATATCAGGCAGCTATTGAGGGATTCAAAAATATTGAGAACAGCAATGCAAACCGCAACAATGCCTGGGCTGATATCGCCGGTGCTGCAGCAGGCAGGTCAAATCAGGAGAACGCTAATGCCATTAATCAATATACGGATAACAGAGACTTTTGGCTTGACCAATATTGGAAAGAGCAAAACGCAGCAAATGAAGCCGCAGAAACAAACAGTGAGCGTTATTGGAACGATAACAGCCTTAAAGAAAACAGCAGACAATTTAAGGCTCAGCTTAAGGAAGATACGAAACAGAATAAGCGAGATGAATATTGGTCTATGAACGAGGTTAATGTTTCTATCGCCGCCGACAAAGCGGACAGCTACCGTGACAAAAAGGATAACAAGGGAATGAAAGCATATCTTAAAGCCCAGGTTAAGAAAGGTAACATTACTCAGTATCAGGCAGACGCTATTTATAAGCAATACAAATATACTCCGCCTAAGAGCAGCGGTGGCTCAGGCGGCAGGCGGTCAAGCGGAAGTTCAAGTTATTCGTATACTGCTAATGATAAATCGGAATATAGCAAAGATACTGCTTCAATTCCAAAAGATTTAGATTCAAAGGCAAAGCAAAAACAAGAAAAGCTTAAAATTCCTAATGGTATGTTACAACAAATAGGCAGTAATTCAACTGACTATGGCAGAGTAAATGCAATTAAATCGCTAAAGGATAAAAAGGTAATAAACGATAAACAAGAGGCGTGGCTTTTAGACCACTATAATCTTATGTAAGGAGAAAACAATGGCTGTTGATTATGAAAAATTAAGAAAAAAAGCTAAAAAGCGTGATGAAGAAAAGCAGAAAAAGGACGCATACGAATACTCTCGTTCTATGTATGAGGGCGCAAAGAAGAATCGTAGCAATGTATCTGCAAATACGTATAAGCTTTATTATGATGATTATATTAAAAACACTAAAGCCTATAAAAACGAGCAAAAGAAAGGAATTAATGACGAGAGAAAAAGCCAGCTTAAGGCTGTATTAAATATGATTAATCCTCTTGACAGCGTTTCCGCTTCCGAGGCAAGAAAAAATTATAAATCTGCTCAAAAGGAAAAAGAGAAAAAGCAGAGCGCATACGATAAGCTTAAGGAAGAGTATGAGGCATTGAACGGCAGTAAGCAAAAGAAAAATTTACTTATGAGTGAAATAGGCAAAGTCGGCGAGACTTTGTACGGAAATCCGTATGACGCTAAACGGAAAAATGAAGTCAAGCAGATTTATAATAAATCTAAGCAAGAGGCTTATGAGCAACAGGCATACGACGCTGACATCAAGCAAAAAGCAAGGGAAGAAACGGCAGCTAAAAACAAGAACGCTTTAAGCAAAGATAAGGAAATATCAAAAAAAGCAGAGCAGGCGTACAAATTTAAAAACGCAATTGTCGAGAAAAACAAGGCTTCGGGTGCTGATGATATGAGCAGTGCTATGCTTAATGTTATGGGTGTAGGCTCAAAGGGTCAAAATGACGTTGACTATAGCAAAAAATATAATGATTCACTCAAAGAACTTCAAAGCCTTATTAACAAGAAAGGATATAAGGATATCAAGGCAGAGGACTTGATTGATTATTATGTTGCTAATAAAAACAATGAGCAACAGGCAAAGGTTATAAAAGGCGCTGAAAAAGCGGCACAGGAGCACCCGGTTATAATGCAGGCGGCAAGAACGCTTACTTCCCCTTTAAGAGCGCAGGCGAATATAGCAAATACCATTGATATGGCGGTGAACGGTAAAAGCAGTATTAACGGCACGGCTGACTTTATAACGAATGCGGCGTACGGCACACGAAAAGGACTTGAAGATAAGGCGGCAAATGACGGACTTATCAATCTTGCCGGAAAGAAAATAGGCCCTATAAGCGTCAATAAGAATAACGAAATTGAAATTCTCGGCAACAATATGGGTAATGTTAATTCGGCGCTATATGATAACATAGACCAAATGGCGGAAAATGTTTACAATTCATTACTTTTTGGCGGCGGAATAACAGGCGGTATTACCGCTTCGGGTAAGGCAGAAAAGGCAAAACAAGCACTTATTAACGGCGTATTCAGTACGGCGGCTATGGGTGATGATATGTCTTCACAGCTTGCAAGCGGAAGCTCTTCGGGTGAAACGATTAAAAGCAGCGTGAAAAGCGCATTAATTAATTTTCTTACCGAAATGGTGGGTGCTCCGCTTGAATGGGCAGACGTAAAAGGAAACAGCACATTCGGTAAAATTCTTGTGAGCGGACTTAATGAGGGCACAGAGGAAATTATCGGTAATGTTGTTGACAGAACATACGACCAAATTACACAGGGACAATTAAGCGAGCTTTCGCAGCTTAAAAGAAGCTATCTTGAACAAGGTTTGAGTGAACAAGAGGCAGACAAAGAGGTTGTTAAGTCTATGCTTGCCGAGGATATCTTCGCCGCCTTGCAGGCAGGCTTTGCCGGTGCTGTTATGTCAGGTAGTGAAATTGCGCCGAACAACATTATTGAAAGCGCACAAAATAATATTGATAACAAAAAGCTCGGCGCAGAAGCAAAAGCGCAAAGCAACAGCGATATTCAGGCGATTATAGACGAGGGACTTTCAAAGAATAAAAACAGCAAGGCATATAAGTATGCCGAAGAATTGCAGGCAAAGGTTAAGAAAAGTCAAGCAAACGGTGATGTACTTGCCGGCGCTTCTATTTATGATGAAGCTGATTACAGTAAGCTTAATGAAAAAAGGCTCGGACAGCTTCAAACAGAGATAGTGAAAGAGGGTTTCAAGGAAAACATTGCCACGGCAATTGAGGGCGAAAAAAACGAGGACAGAATAAATAAGGCCATAAGCAAAATGGTTAATGGCTTTGAATTGAGCCGATATGATGTCAAGGTGATTAAGGATAGTGAAAAAGCTATTAATGCCATAAATGAACAGTTCGGCTCAGACTTTACCGAAAAAGATATCAGCAACGATTCGCTTGAAGCATTGTCGGCTAAGCTTAAGAACGGCTATACAGATTATAGCTTTACTTATGGCGGCTACAGCAAGTATCAGCAAAGGGCAGAGAACGCTCAAAATGCCATTTTAGAGGGAAATACACCAAACGTATCGGAATATACGCAAAAGCCTGCAGAAACGTTAACAGCAGAACAACAGAGCAACGACCTTAAATATAATGTTAATGCTGTTGCTATTGCGTCAAATGGAAATCAAGCGGCGGTGAAAATCTATGGCAAGCACCCATTTGAGGTCAGCGCCGACCGCAGTAATTTCAAGGTTAAAACCTCAGCCGGCGATATAGATTACAACAATATTTCATTTGAAAATCAAACGCAGCAGGTCCTTACAAATGAAATTATAAATAAAAACTTCGGTAACTCCGGGGCAAATGCCGTCTATGTCAATTTTGACCCGAATAATTTAAAGGGCGCAAGTGTGAGCACGTATGTATCTCAGGCAAAAATGCTTTATGATTTGGGCGTTGCAAAGCCTGATGTGCCGTTTAATGAATTCGTTATGAGAAACCCGGCTTTTTATCCTGCCGTTAAATTCCTCGGCGATAAGGCGATTAACATTTACCGTTCGGGACAAACGGACGCTAAAAGTTATGACGCTTATATCGAGGAACAGAGAAAAAATAAAAAATCACCTACAAAAACCACAAGGCATATTGAAGGTGAATACAAGAATATTTCCGACAGCGACAGTACGATTGATGAGGTATTTATAAAAGTTGCAAAGAAAACAAGAGTGGATATCGAAAGACACTCCGACGGCAGACAGGGCGGAAACGGTCAGTTCATTCCGTCACTTGCTAAAATTATCATTAATGCAGACGGCAGCGGCGAATATAATGCACTTATTCACGAGCTTGGCGAGTTTGGGCTTGCTTATAATGAGCAGGAATACAAAAACGTGCAGTCTGCTATTCGTGATTGGTATGTCAGCTACAAGGGCGCAGATAATTTTAATGCCCTTGTTGACGCATATATTGATACATATACTAAGGCTGAGGGGTCAAAAACAAGAGCTGAGGCAATAGACGAGCTTACCAACGACGCTGTATCGGGTCTCTTTTCTACGGATGAGGGCGTTGAGCAGTTTGCCAATTGGCTTAGTGACAACAAAACCGAGGCTGAAAAGAAAAGCATTATTGAAACAATCACAGAATTTCTTAAGTCCGTTATTGAGAAAATTAAAAGTGTGATTGCTACTTCTAATTTGCAGACGGCTGCAAGGAACGCTATGGAAATGGAACAAAAGAGAGCCGACCATATCCGCAAGCAGTTTCTCAATATGCTTGATAATGCAAGCAATAATCTTTATAACGGTACCGAGGTTGAGGAAAAGAATGCAAATGCTTTAAATGTTGAATTTGACAGCAATACTGATTTTGATAAAAATATAAAATATGTTGCAAATATGAAGCCTGTTGCCGATTTGACAGGCAAAGAATTTGCAAAAGGCGATACTGACCTTGTTACGCAGGTTTGTGAGTATTTTAATTCTATAGGTAATAAGGTTGAAAGCAAGTATGGTACAATTGTATTAAACAGGACAGGCGTTAAATCCTCTATTTCTCACGGTATAGGCAGAGGAAAGGCAGTCGCTTTTAAAGCTGTGCATGATGTTATCAAAAATGGCAAAATTATCGACTATACTAATAATTATAAAAATCGTGATTATGATACTGCAGTATTTTCAGCGCCTATAAAAATGGGAAATAAAGATTATTATGTTGCTACAGTAGTAAATGTAAACAAAAATAGCAACGAATATTATTTACATGAGATAGCAATGACAAATAAAAAAGAAGATGAAACATTGTTCAAGACTGGGAATAGTCAAAAGACGACACCCAGCAATGCTTCATCTTCCATATATAGTTTACTCAATAAGTTGCAAAATGTCAATAATAATGAAACAAAATTTTCACTTGATATACCTATTGAGGAAACAAAAGACCTTGTTGCAATTCATAATACTACCGAGAGCAAACTGCTCAGTGCATTGGAACTCGGCGGTTTGCCAAGTCCGTCGATAGCAATAATGAAAGCACAAAATATCAGCGCAAATAATGAATTTGGCGATATTTCACTTGTTTTTGATAAAAAGACTATTGACCCACAAGAAAGTAATGCAAATAAGGTTTATTCTTCTGACGCTTATACTCCGATATCAGTTAAAGCCGAACACAAACTTAATGAAAAGAAAGCATGGGATTTATATAGCAAAATAAACAATCTTGTAAAGCAAAAACTTGCATATAAGCCTAATGCTTCATTATTTCAGCCTGATAATTTCAAAGACCAGGTTGACAGCGCAGGAAGTATTGCCGAATTAGTTAATAAGTATAAAAATGATTATGCTTTTAAGGAACTATATTTGGCGGATAAGTCTGAGCCGGTTAGAGATATTGTTCAAAGGGAAAAGAAAACAACTCTTACAAGCGAAGATACTGACGTTTTCGATTTTCTTAATGATAATATAAAAGATACGCTTCAGGAAATTGAAAACAAACCGTTACTTCCGAGTAAATTATGGGTTGAAAGATACGATAGCAAGATAAAGCAATCAATCGCTAATTACTATAAATCCTTAATTCCCGGTATAAGTGATGAGAACATAGATAACATTTTTAACAATTCGGATGAAATTAAGACGGCGTTTCAAAGAAAAGCTTTTGTGAAAAAGGCTATCGATTATTTGAAAAACGGAGCTGAAAAAGTTGAACTCGTTTCAGATGATGAGGCAACACATAATCTTATTGATGATAAAATTAATCAAAAGGAATATGAAAGCTGGCTTAATGATTTATTTGACGGTGTTGTAGAGAAAAAGGGTATTTGGAAAGGCAATGACCCTTTTACCAAATCAGGTAATCGAAAGAATTGGGAAAGTCTGTATTGGGATTATAACCTTGAAAATATCGTTAAGGCAATGAATAATCAAAATGCTCAGGGCGGCAATTTTCTCGTCAGCAATATAATCGGTGGCTCGGCAAAGAAATATAACAATCTTGATGAAGTGAGAAATGATAAATCACGACTTCAAAATATTAATGATGAAGAATACAATCAAATACGTAATAATCTTTATAAAAGATTTCAAGAAATTGCCCAAAGTATGACAAAAAACGATAACCCATTTGCTGTGGCTGATATTATCGTTGACGGCGTTGCAAAAACAGAAACAAAATCAGGGCTTGCAAATTATTTGAAAACCGAGCTTAAAGGCTGGGCTAATTACAGTGATATGGCGGTTGATGATATTTGGACCCTCGTTAATGATATTCGTGCATTGCCGACAAGTTATTTTGAAGCAAAACCGCAAAGAGCCGTTTATTTTAACGAAGTATATACTGCTGTTATTCCTGACAATGCAAGTCAAAAGTTGAAAAATGCATTAAAAAATGCAGGCGTTTCGTATGCAGAATATAAAGCAAATAACGAGCAGAGCCGACTTGATGTTGTTAATTCGCTTGAAGATGTTAGATTTTCTCGTGATGTTAATATTGACGAGTTTGACGAAACAGAATATACTAATGTTAAGCTATCAAAAGCAAAGTATAATAAGCTTTATTCTGAGGCATTAACATGGGATTCGGACAAAGTGGGTCAAATATGTTATAAGTGTTTTAATAATAAGCGCTATTATTATATTCTTAATGAAGATTATGATATTAAAATTTTAGGTGTATATAATAGCAATGATAAAAAAGGAGCGGAATATAAAAATGTTGACAGAAAAAGAAGAAATATTAGTGGCAGACATGAAGTATCTGAAAATACCAATGGAAACGATAGAAGCCATAATGGATTCGTTTCAAACGGAAGAGCAGCGACAAATAATGCTGAACTCAATAAAGAGGAGATTCAACGAGAAGGGGACGGTAACAGAACAAGAATTGTTGAAAATGATGATAATGATAACCTGTCAGAAGAAAAATACTCAAGAGATGTAGACTATGCCGAGTACGCAGAGCTTAAGCGTGAAAACAAGCACCTTAAGGAAATCAATGAGGTCTTAAAACACCAATTTGAGCTTACTAACGGCAGAGAGGTAAGCACAAACTCGTTATTAATTGCAGCAAGAAAAATCATTAAGCTTACGCCTACACGTATGACAGGCGTTGACGTGGCAAAGGAAATGAAAAGCTGGCACACGCTCGACACTTCTCAGCAATTCTTTAACGCTGCATACGACCTTGCACAAAAGCTTGTTGAAAACGAAAAGCAGATTAAGTATCAGCCTACGCAGGAAGAACAGGAAATGCTTGATTATCTGAAAAACACAGAGATTAAGCTATCCGATAAGCAAAAGGAAGAGGTTTCGTATTATTTCGGCTCTTACGGCAAGTATAAGAATGCGGCAAGAGGAAAGATTAACATTACCGAAAATGGTATACCGCTTGACGATTTAGCTAATGAAATGGAAGAATTATTTGGCGGATTAATGCCAAGTGACAATTCGCAGGATATGCCGATTGCGCTTCTTGATATGGTTAATACTTGTAAGGATAAGGTTATTGAAAACGATTACGGCTACAGCAAGGAAGAATATCTCGAAAGCCTTGCTAATGATATTCTTTCTTATTATTTCAAGACTAATCTTTATGAGACCAAGGCGGATAAAAACGAAAAGCGCTTTTTAAAAGCAAGGTCAAAATATGCTCAGCAAATAAGCAACTATCAAAAGCTGCTCGCCGACGAAAAGGCAAAGCATAAAAAGGAATTTTCTGCATTTAGAGAAGAACAAGTTCACAAAAATCAGCAATACAGGTCTGATTTATATAGAGATACTATTCAATATAAAGCAGAATTCAGAAAAAACTTTAAAGAAGAGAAGCTTAAGGCTGAATATAGGAAAAGGATTAAACGCAATTTGTTACGACTTGCTTCGCTTGCTAAGCAAACTAAAACAAAGCATATTCCTAATAATATGGTTGAGAGTGTAAGAGATTTATGCTACACAGTAACCACGGATACAAAATTTGATGATAAAATTCTTGACAAAGTCAAAAATCTTAATGATAGTTTTACTCGACTAAGTGCAGATAAAACCGATACATATCACTATATTACCAATTTGTATAACGAGTGGTTGATGAAAGATTTAGCGGCTTTGGAAAATTCTATCGGAAATAAAACCGTGGCAATGTTAAATTCTACAGAACTTTCAAAGCTTGATGATATTATATCAATGACACTTACTACCATAGGAAAAGCTAACAAGCTTTTTGGCTATGAAAGAAACAAAACAATAGAAAAATCTGTATCTAAGGTCAAGGAAGAAATCGAAAGTATATCTGTAAAGCAAATTAATAACAGATATTTACACTCGCTTGGATATAATTCAATGAAACCGGAATACTTTTTTGAATATCTTGGCAGTGATGAGTTGCTTAAACTTTACCGTGATGTCAGAAAAGGTGAAGATACGTGGGCGGTTACTATCAGCGACAGTAAAAATTTTGCTAATGATATTCGAGAAAAGTATAATTGGAAGAGTTGGAATTTTGATAAAATAACAGAGTATAAATCTTTGTTAGGTGAAAAACTAAAATTCGATTTACAAGACTTAATGTCGTTATACGCTTTCAGTCGAAGAGAACAAGCAAAAAATCATATTTTGCACGGCGGCATTAAATTTGCTGACACGAAAAACAAAAAGAAAAGCAATGAATACTCAACGCATAAATTAAGTAAGCAGGATTTGAAATACTTGACCGATTTGCTTACTGAAGAACAAAAAGAATACGTTAGAGATATGGTTAAATATCTTTCGACCGATATGGCAGAAAAGGGCAACGAAGTTACACGGCAGCTTTATGATGTTGAACTGTTTAAAGAGGAAAATTACTTCCCTATGAAAGTTGACGGCGATTCGGTTAAAGAAAAGAGTACAGAGGTTAAAGGCACTAAAAAAATCAAAAATTCAGGAATGACAAACGCAACGGTGGAAGGAGCAAAGCAGGCTCTTATTCTTAATGGTTTTGATAGTGTTTGGGCAGGCCATGTTGATGAAATGGCAAAATACCATGCATTTACCTTGCCACTTGAAAATTTTGATAAAGTATATAACTATTCCGACATTGACGATTCAGATAATTTAACTTCAATTAAAGAAAAAATTGAAAACAAATATGGAAATGAAGCAATATCGTATATATCAAAATTGATAGAAAATATAAATGGCGGAGTGGTCCGTGAACCCGGTACAGATATTACTGATAAGTTTGTGAGCATGTTCAAAAAAAATGCTGTTTTTGCTTCCGCTTCCGTTGCAATTCAGCAGCCGTCGGCAATAGGCAGAGCGTTATCAATCATTGACTCGAAGTATTTTCTGACAACTCATGGCAGCTATAAAAAGGGTGCTTATGAAGAAATAAAAAAATATGCTCCTGTTGCTATTATTAAGGAAATGGGATATTTTGATACCAATATGGCTCAAAGTACGGTTGATTATCTTAATAATATTGATTATAAGGGCTTGGAAAAAGTTCCTGCATTTTTTAAGGACGGAGCGTTTCGTGACGAGGTATTTGGATATACGGCTTCCAAGGCTGACGAAATAACCTGGTCTCACATTTGGAATGCCTGCAAGGCGGAAACCAAGGATAAATATCCTGATTTATCAACAGAGAAAAGGTTGAAAAAGGCAGGCGAACGATTCACTGACGTCATAACAAAAACACAGGTATATGATTCGGTATTTTCACGTTCGGCTTTAATGCGGAGTAAAGATAGATTGACAAAAGTAGCAACTGCATTTATGGCAGAGCCTACAACTTCCCTTAACATGCTTTTCAATGCAGCCGTTCAGGCGAAACGTGGAAAGTTTAGCAAGAAAAAGGCCACGAGAATTGTTGCTTCACTTGTTATTGCAAGTGTTATAAATGCTCTTCTTCAATCAATTGTAACCGCCGCACGTAATGATGATGACGACAAGACCTATCTTGAAGCCTATTTGGCAGAACTTATTCCTAACTTTATTGACAATGCTAACCCGGTAAATCAGATTGCGTTCGTTAAGGATGTTGCAAATATTTTTAAAGGCTATGATGTTACAAGAGCCGACATGGACAGTGTGGGCGATTTGGTTAGTGCGGTAAAAAATCTTTGGAGTGACAACTTGACACCATGGAAAAAGGTACAGAATATTGCGGGTGCACTTGGCACATTTATTGGGTGGCCTATTGAAAATGTCATGAGAGATGTTCGAAGCGTTTATAATATGGTACATAAGGGACTGACGATTGGTCTTGGGGTAAATAAATCAGCCCTTAAATCAGCTACAATGGACGGTATCAAAGAATCATTGGTTACTGATGATGTGCTTGCCGTATTCGGTCTTGACCTATTTCCTGAAAAAGACAAGCAACAAATGATATATGAGGCAATTAAGGACGGCAACAAGGAAATGTATAAGCGCATTGCCGATAATGTTTCTAATCCCGATAATTATATCAAGAAGGGATTGATAGAAAATGACGAGCGAGTTGCTGCAGCAGGCCTTGCATATCTTGACGGAGATATTGGTACGGCAATTAATACTGCTAAAGATCTTGAAAGCGACGGCTTTGACTACGAGATTGCCTATAAAGCAATTAAAGCCTATTCTTCCGAAATTCAAAAGGCAGCAGGATATAAGGCGGACGGCGACGACAAAAAATATAAGCAATCGCTTGAAACGCTTATATCAAGCGGAACGGATAAGGAAACTCTCGAAAAAGCAATTGATACGGTCGAGATTGACGAGGAGCAGGACACAAAGGATAGTAAGTTCTTTACAAATAATGACCTTGCAACTGCGATTTATAAAAATGACTTAAGTACATTGAAAGAAATGGTGGAAAAAAATAAACAGGTTGACATTTCAAATGGAAAGAGTAAAGAGGAAGCCGAAGATAGTGCTCAAAATTCAATTAAATCTGCTCTTGTTAAAGGAAAAAAGGAAATTGCTCAAGCAGGAATAGATTATTCTGATAACAATATAAAAACAATGATTGATGTCGCTGATGAGTTGGAAAATAATTATGAATATACAACTGTTATTAAGGCAATAAAAAGCTATTATTCAACAATGAAATCGGCTAAAGAAGCATTGGACGATAAGGACGATGATACATATAATCAAAAGCTCAAAGAACTTATTGCGAGCGGAATGGATAAGTCGACGGTTGAATCAGCTATAAAGAAAATAGTTGTAACAGATAGTGACAGCCAAAATGAAAGTCAATTGTTTAATGAGGATGATTTGAGTGCAGCAATAGAAAGCGGTGATAATAATACTTTGAATAAAGTTTGCGAAAGTATAAAAAATGTATATATTGCAAACGGAAGCAGCAAAGATGAAGCTGAAGAAAAGCTTCAACAAAAAATCAAAAAAGCAAAGTACGGAAAAAGAAAAACAACAAATGTTTTGAATGCTAATAACACTCAACAAATTCGGTCGTATATTAATGAAAAAGTTAATTCTTATGTTGATAGTGGAAAAAGTGTAAAGCAAAGTGCAAATTACACTCGAAAATCGATAGACGGAATTTTAGAGTTGCGGTATAAAAACGGAAATGCTGACAAAAAAGCGGATGTTTTAACAATTATGGTTAAAACAGGATTATATGGAGATAGAAGAGCTGCAAAGCAATATGCAGACGAACATTATCTCAAATAATTAACGGCGAGGGTGTGACAAACACCCTCGTTCTTTTTGTATAATTATTTCAAGAGGTGATTATATGCAAAAACAAATTTATCGAAAATCTCTTGATTTGCAGAAAAACGGCGCACAATGGAGCATAGACGTTAAGCAAAATGATGTTAATTCAAGAAGGATAGTTATATCCCTTACCGACGGCGGAAAAGCCTTTATACTTGGCGGTGATATGATTGCTACAATATATGGCAAAAAGACTGACGGTAATGTGATATATAAGGATTGCACTATCGAAAACGGAATGGCTATTGTTGACGTCGAAAAGCAGCTTATTACGGCAGCAGGTACTGTTGAGTGTGAATTGAGGATATACGATTCAAATGCAGCAGGCGCTCAGCTTTTAACTACACCGAGATTTAATATAGAGGTGTATGACGTGCTAAGCGATGAAAATAGGATAACCTCAACGTCTGATTATTCGGCGCTTACGAGTGAAACGGTTAAATCACAAGAGGCTACTAAGCGAGCTAATGATATATCAAAAATGCTTGAAACAAAGCTTGCAAACGGCGAACTAAAAGGTGAAAAAGGCGACAAGGGTAATGACGGCGCACCGGGTACAAAAGGTGACACAGGTCCGCAAGGTGAACAAGGACCAAAGGGTGACACAGGACCAAAAGGCGACACAGGACTGCAGGGTGAACAAGGACCAAAAGGTGACACAGGACCGCAGGGCGAACAAGGACCGCAGGGTGCTCCGGGCACAACCGACTACGCTTTACTAAAAAACCAACCTATCACAATTCTAAGCCAAGATTTCAAGGTT